GGGAATTTATGCATTCGAGTTGGCAGCCAGTGATTGACCCAAGGCGTACGGATCATCACTTCAAGGATTTTTTCTGCTAATCCAAGAGTGTAAACGTCACCCGAATCGAACCAGCGGAAATACCGATCCGAATCTAGTTCGGTAACCATGTCGTCAACCCAAGATAATCGCTGCCAATCTTCCCGATTAGACAATCTGGGAGCTTTCACATTCGGGTAGTTATAGTTTCCTGTGGTGGCATAGCAGCCCTTGCATGCATCTACAAGCTCACCAGGCGCAGCCCATGAACCAGGACAAGTATCAATGGCTTGCAAGCTCCATGATCTAGCGTTGAGTTTAGAAGTTTGGGAGATTTTGATCATTTTATTCACGCCTATTGAAAAGAAAAAGAAAACTCTAGTTACTTAACTAGGATATCGAAGTAAGCCAATAAGCCCACGCATAAGCAAAGCCCCAAGCCGATAGCTGTCAGATAGTCTAAGAGATCGTTTTTCATGCTGTCACCTCTTGTTTTGCTTCGAGTTTTTCAGACATGGCGGCAAGGCCAAATGCAAAAATTTGGTCGTTGTAGTTATCACGATTGTAGGCAAACCATGTGCCGTAGCTGCTATTGCTTTTGCTTATGTGATAAATACGGCCTTCACAATATCCGATGTATTCACCCTTGCGAAATGCTGATTTTTCAATGTTGTGATAGTTTTTCATTGTTGACACCTATTAAATTGCACTAGTTCCGCTAGTTCGGTATGCATAGAGTAGCGCCAAAAAATAAAAAAAACATAGGGACAAACCCTTAGATGATAGAATTTTATTAAATTATTTTCTTTTGAGGTTTAGACAATGGCCAGACCACCTAAAGCCGATACAGTGCAATTCCGCAGAAAACTAGACAACCCTAAATTGCAAATACTTTTGAGTGCTGGAAAAGGGAATATCAGCCAAGGTTTCGAAAACATCTTAGCCCTATATCAGCACGTTCACTCTCAAGGATATAGAAGCGATGAACCCTTGGAGACAATCGGGTTAGTTACGAACCTCGCGGAAATAAGCAGACAGCCCCAATGATGATCAATCTATTGTAGGTAAGGTAAGGGAATCAATAAGGAGCGGATAGACAAACACAATGACAAACAGAATTCCAAGTACCCTAATAAAGGTGCATACGAATCATTCTCATTCGCATTACCACTTAACATAACAACTTAACATAATATCGCTGTATGCAAACCCAGTAGTAGAAACCCTAGTTATGTTTTATAACGATATTAGTTATGCTTTGTAACGATATGGCGAGTAGTGGTAAACCCTAGGTGAGATGATAGGGGGGGGAGGGGGTAGGTTGAGTTGGTAGAAATTTGTGGTACACCCTATCCTTAGAAAAAGCCAAAATGAACTAATCCATTCCAAGGAGGAGAAAATGGAAAAAAGAGGACGAGGAAGACCCAAGGGAAGTGTCAAGATGACCATACAGAGGTTTGCTGACAATCCGCCCTTGGTATTACCTAAGACAGACCATCAACGTCTTAAAGAGCTTAAAGAGCTAATGATACGTAGTGGGGGTAAGGATGTTGCTCAGAAGGTGATAGAGATAGCGCTTAATGATGACCATCCTCATCAATTGGTGGCTTTAAAGATGTGTCTTGACAGGACTCTACCTGTAAGTATGTTTGAGAAAGACAAGAGTCAAAGGTCAGCAGTCACGATCAATATCACTGGATTAGGTGAAGAACCGACCATTGTTGAGCAAGCAGAAGATGTAGAGGCTAAATATGGCTGATTTAAACTTTAGTCTACTTCCTTGGCAACAAGAGGTATTCAAAGATACGACTAGGTTTAAGGTGGTCGCTGCTGGGCGTAGATGCGGTAAGAGTCGTATGGCGGCAGTTACCCTATTGATAGAAGGACTCAAGTGTCCACAAGGCTCTGCTGTGCTTTATGTGAGTCCTACTATGGGGCAGTCGAGGCAGATCATCTGGGACTTATTGCTAGAACTTGGTAGAGACATCATTACGAACTCCCACGTAAATAACCTAGACATTACTCTGATAAACGGGGCTAGGATATACGTTAGGGGTGCGGATAGACCTGATACGCTTCGTGGAGTGTCTTTAACTTATGCTGTACTAGACGAGGTAGCAGACATTAAGCCAGAGGCTTGGGAACAGGTTATACGTGCAAGTTTGTCTGATAAAAAGGGGAGAGCACTCTTCATCGGAACTCCAAAGGGAAGGAACTGGTTTCACGATACCTTCAAACTTGGAGAGAGTGGAGAGGACTCTGATTGGAAGAGTTGGCACTTTACCACTGCTGATAACCCTTTGATCGACCCATCTGAGATAGAAAGTGCTAAAAAGACCCTGAGCACCTTTGCTTTTAAACAAGAGTTCATGGCTTCGTTCTCTAATGCGGGGTCAGATGTTTTTAAGGAAGAATGGATTAAGTTTGGTGAAAGACCTAATAAGGGGTCTTACTACATCTCTGTTGACCTAGCGGGATTTGAGGAAGTAGCCAAGCAAGCGGGTAATGCTAAGAAGAGGCTAGATGAGTCCGCAATCTGCGTAGTGTATGTCACAGAGGATGGGAAGTGGTTTGTTGAGAAGATTATTCATGGAAGATGGGATATTAGAACGACTGCTGTGAACATCTTGATGGCTATTCGAGACTACAAGCCTTTGAGTATCGGGATTGAGAGGGGGGCACTGAAGAACGCTGTTTTGCCCTATTTGAGCGACTTAATGAGAAAAAGTAACATCTATGCCCATATTATTGATTTAACGCATGGAAATAGGAAAAAAGCAGATAGAATTATCTGGGCATTGCAAGGAAGGTTTGAACATGGCAGAATCACGCTTAATTCGGAAGAGAATTGGGATGATTTTGTTGACCAACTTCTAATGTTTCCCGCACAGGGAGTTCACGATGACTTACCTGATGCGCTTAGTTATATAGATCAGTTGGCTGTAACTTCATACTTTCAAGAAGATGAAGAAGATGAATGGCAACCGATAGACATCATATCAGGGGTTTGAGCATGGAATTTCAAGAGCCAACAGATTCAGATAAAGAGTTAGTTGATTTCGTTGTTAACCATTGTGATCGTTGGCGAGATTACCGCAATTCCAACTTCTTGTCTGATTGGCTTGAGTACGAGCGCATCTTTACTGGTGAGTGGGACATCCAAGACAAGACCCGTGACTCAGAGAGAAGCCGAATTGTCACACCCGCTACCCAACAAGCCGTAGAAACCCGTCATGCTGAGATCATCGAGGCTATCTTTGGTCAGGGTGAGTTCTTTGATATTCAAGACGATATTCGTGATGTTAACAACAATCCATTAGATGTAGCCGCTATCAAGGCTCAACTGATGGAAGACTTCAAGATTGACAAGATTCGCAAGTCCATCGACCAGATTGAGCTGATGGCAGAAATCTATGGTACTGGCATCGGTGAGATTGTTGTCAAAACAGAGAAGATTTACGTTCCTGCTACCCAACCAATACCTGGTCAAGTCGGTCAAGCAGCCATTGGTGTGATTGAAAAAGACCGCATTGCAGTCAAGATTGTTCCTGTTAACCCTAAGAACTTCTTGTTCGACCCTAATGGGACTTCTATTGATGACTGTATGGGTGTGGCTATTGAGAAGTATGTCTCTATCCACAAGATCGTTAAAGGTCAGGAAGATGGTATCTATCGTAAGGTAGCCATCGGTACTGACTCAGAAGACACAGACTTAGAGCCTACCCAAGAGGTTACTCAGTACGAAGACGATAAAGTTAAACTTTTGACTTACTACGGATTAGTTCCTAGAGAATATATTGAACAACTGGAAAACGAAGAAGAGATTGAGGACTTATTCCCTGAAGACTCTATTCAAGATGACTATTCTGACCTAGTAGAAGCTATTGTCGTTATCGCCAACGATGGTGTTCTCTTAAAAGCAGAGAAGAACCCATACATGATGAAAGATAGGCCAATTCTGGCTTATCAAGACGATACAGTTCCTAATCGACTCTTAGGTAGAGGTACTGTAGAGAAGGCTTATAACTCTCAAAAGGCTATTGACGCACAGATTCGTTCACATTTGGACTCTTTAGCGTTGACTACTAGCCCTATGATTGCTATGGATGCTACGAGACTTCCTCGTGGTGCTAAGTTTGAAGTTAAGCCAGGCAAGGCAATCCTGACAAACGGCAATCCCGCAGAAATTTTGTTCCCCTTCAAGTTTGGAAATACCGATTCTGGGAACATAACAACTGCCAAAGAGTTCGAAAGAATGCTTTTACAGGCTACTGGTACGCTAGATTCACAGGGAATGGTCTCTGCTGTGTCTAGAGACTCCAATCAAGGCGGTATCTCGATGGCTGTGGCTTCTATTATCAAGAAGTACAAGCGTACATTGGTGAACTTTCAAGAGGATTTCTTGATTCCTTTCATTAACAAGGCTGCCTTTCGGTATATGCAGTTCGACCCTGAGCGGTATCCTACTGTTGACATGAAGTTTATACCAACTGCTGCCCTCGGGATCATTGCTCGTGAGCATGAACAACAACAGTTCATTTCCTTACTTCAGACTCTTGGCCCTAATACACCTGTTTTACCTGTTATTCTTAAAGGAATCATGGCTAACTCATCTTTGTCTAACAGATATGAGTTGATTCAGATGTTGGATGAGATGTCTAAGCCTGATCCACAAGCTCAGCAGATGCAACAAGCACAGGCTCAACTGGCTATGCAGTCGGCTCAAGCTCAGATTGCAGTACAGACTACCCAAGCAGAACAAAATCGTGCTGAAGCGCAAAAATTGATGACTGAAGCGCAATTGATGCCTATCGAGCTACAAGCTAAGAGCATGGCGGCTAACACCAAGAACCTTCCAAATGATGCTGATTTAGCGTCTAAAGAGTTTGATAAGAGGGTTAAGATTGCTGATCTGATGCTTAAAGAAGCTGATATTAAGAACAAGTCTAAGATTGTTGAATTGCAGATGGCTGATAAGTTAAATGCTCAGAATAAAGTAAAACAAGACTTCTTGTCTAAACTTACAGATGGTTTAAAGAATGGCTAATATCAAAGAGCTAATCCAGAGTATTGAGTCGGGAGATTCGTCTTTTGATGAAAAGTTAGCCGCCATCAATCAGATGGAGGAGACACTTGTTGCCATGCGAGAGCAAGAACAAGAAGCCATTGATGACAATGTAGAGTTGATTATCGAAGCCCTCAAAACTATTGAAGCCAAAGTAGAAGCCAAACTAAAAATAATCCCTGAAAAAGGAGAGCAAGGCATCCAAGGTCAAAAAGGTGAACAAGGCGACCGAGGATTAGATGGCGCTCAAGGAAGAGATGGAAAGAATGGTCTTGATGGCAAAGATGGACTAGACGGAAAAGACGGGATTAGCGTCCAAGATGCCAAGATTGACTTTGATGGCAGTCTAGTCATTACTCTTTCTGATGGCAGAGAAATCAATGTAGGCGAGGTAGTTCCTGTTGATGTTGCACAGACAATCCATAAGATTCAGAGTGGATCAGGTGGTGATTCACAGACAACTTTAAATGCTATTGCTGCCCTACAAGCCACTATCGCCACTTATGGCACGATGGCAACACAGAACGCCAACAACGTATCCATCACAGGCGGTGCAATCAACAATACAACAGTTGGAGCAACAACCCCTGCTGTTGGTACGTTTACTACGCTTACTGCTACTGGACAGACTTCTTTAGGTGGTGCGGCAGGGACTGAAGCATTTAGGGCTACTACAACTGCATCTGCTGTTAATCGTATTCAAGTATCAGGAAACACAACAGGCAACGGCCCAACGATTCGTTTTACTGGAACAGACTCAAGTGTTGATGGCATTTACGCAGTAAAAAACGCTGGCGCACATCGTTTCTTTACGAACGATAATAATCAGCAACAGTTTCAAATTACCCACACCGCATCAGCAGTCAATTACGTTCAGGTGACTGGTGCGGCTACTGGTGGAGGAGTTGTTGTTTCAGCACAAGGCTCAGATACAGATATTCCATTAGTTGTACAGCCAAAAGGTACTGGTGCATTACAAGCACAAGCCACTACATCATCTGCTACTGGTGGTAATGCTCGGGGTGTTAATGCTGTTGATTGGCAGACAAGTCGTTCAAATGCTGTAATGGTAGCAAGCGGGGCATATTCTGTTGTGGCTGGTGGGAATTCCAACAGAGCAACAAATCAATATGCTTTTTCTGGCGGTGGAAACAATAATTTAAATTCAGGTTATATTGCTACCTTAATAGGCGGTAATTCTCAAACAGCATCAGGCACATATTCAATTGTTGGCGGAGGTTTTACTAATAATGCAAACTCTGATTATGCAATTGTTGTTGGCGGAGCATCAAACTCCGCTGCAGGTTATTACAACTTTATTGGTGGTGGCTTTACTAATTCAGGAACTGCATCAGCCTCAGTAACTACACAAAGCGCAACCATGAACGGCACGACTGCTGTTACGCTTTCTGGTAGTAACGCATCTATCAAGGTTGGTCAGTACATCACAGGCACATCAATCGCTGGTGACACCTATGTAGCCGCTATCTCTGGCACATCATTAACCCTGAGTAAAAACGCAAGCGGTTCATCAACATCAACCCTATCCTTTTACACCCCTCATGGAGTAGTAGTAGGTGGTGGAAACAATCAGGCTACTGGTTCATATTCCTTTATTGGCGGTGGTGGTGATGCGGGAACGGCTGGTAACAGGAATGTTGCTTCTGGTGATTGGTCAACAGTAGCGGGTGGTGCAAAAAATACTGCTAGTGGGTTATATTCATTTGTTGGTGGCGGAACACCAAATACAGCAAGTGGCGCATATTCTGGAATTACAAGTGGAAGTTCAAATACTGCAACTGGAGCAGGTGGATTTATTGGTGCAGGGGTTAGTAATGTTGTTAATGGCACATATTCTGCAATTATGGGTGGTTACCAAGGAACAACAAGGGGTATTGGTGGTTATCACGCATTTCCAGCAACCATAAATCCACTTGGTTTTACTGTTGGAGCGTGTCAAAGTGGTTTATTAGTTATTGCAAGAGAAACCACAGATGCAACTGCTACACGTTTGACTTCAGATGCAACAACAACTGGCGGTACAACCAACCAAGTAATCCTACCCAACAACTCTGCTTACTATTTCAAAGGCTCTGTCATTGCTAACGTAACAGGTGGCGGTAACACAAAGGGTTGGACAATTGAAGGTGCTATTAAACGAGGTGCTAATGCCGCATCTACCGCTTTGGTAGGCACACCTACAGTAACATCGTCATACGCAGATGCAGGGGCTTCTACATGGGCAATAACCGCAACTGCTGACACTACCAATGGTGGTTTGGCGATAACATTCACAGGTCAAGCATCAACGACAATTAGGGTCGTCGCAAAATTGGAAACAACAGAAGTAACTTATTAAGGACTAACATGGCTCTCAAGATAACCGCAACTAACTCAACTAACGGACAGTCTGAAACTCAGGCTTACGCTAGGATTACCAATTTTTTTGGTACTAAAGACCAAGTGCAAGTGCAAGTGGAAATCCATGCGACAGAGGAAGCCCGTAAAGCGGGATGGCCTTCTATCCAACAACAGGCTCACTACATCAACATGGAAGACCTAGAGGGTGATTTAATCCCCGCTATGTATGGTGTTCTGAAGACTTTTACCCAGTACGCTGGTTCTGAAGACGTATGACCCCTGAATTAGAAAAATACTATACAGATCGTTTTGAGATGATGTCTACCCAAGGGTGGAAAGATTTAGTAGAAGATATTGACAAAATAATAGTATCTTTGAATAATATCTCTGTAGTTTCTGATGAGAAAG